TACGCCGACGTCGTGTCCTGGACCTTGCCCGTCTTCGGGGTGTTGTCCCACACCTTGATCGTCAGCCGGGCCGCGGACTTCGCGATCTTGTTCACGACAGTAGCGATGGACGGCTGAGCCCGGTACAGCGCCGCATACGTCGCGAACTTCCCCGACAGATCAAGGCCATTCGCGGCGTAGAAATAGCCGTTACTCAGGCTCGGAACCGTCTCACCAAGGGCCTGTGGTGCGAAGTCAAGGGTCGTGCCGTTGCTGACGATCACGGTCGGCCCTCCGGGTTCTGCATGTAGGCGATCCGGGCACGCGGCAGGTACAGGTCCCCGTCGACCGATTCGCGGCTCTTCTCATCAATGGCGAACGCGCCAACCAGCTTCACGGAGTTGTCGTCCGCGTCGGCCAGGAGCCCGTCGAACGTCTCCCCTGAGGTGAGGGTGACGATGAACCTCTGAAGGTGGACCTGACGCAGGAGCCGGTCACGACGATTCACGAGGACTCCTTCGATCAGACGACCGCGAGGTCTTCGGATTCGTACTTGCTCACGAACGGCTTATCGACCGGACGCCCGAGCAACCACATCGCACCGTTCGCGGCGATCAGTGAGGCGATGTCAGTAGGTGAATGGCGCCGATCCCAGAGCCACCCATCACCAGACGGCCTGGTCACTGCGGTTGCCGCTGCCACGTCAAGGACAGGCTGGGGAAGATGGTCGAAACCGTTGTCGCGCACGAGGTCGTAGAACGCGCCCATCCCCGCAGGAAGGTCTGCACCCTGCCAGTCGACAATCGGCACCCCAGCCGCCGCGAGGTCAATCAGCAACCCGGACACCGGAGCGCCACGAGTTTGACCCGTCACAGCCTCAATCAGGTCAACGCGCCTCGGGTCCTGCAGCCAAGGCAGCACCCACTCGACACCGGCACGGGAGGCTACGACCTCGACTTGAGGTCGGCCCCGATCGTTGATCCCAGCGAAGGTGATGTGCGCGCGGGACCGGTCGTGCGACACGTCCACGCACGCCTTGACCTTGCCGACGATGGCCGGCAGCGCAGGAGGTCGGACCGTGCCCGCCTCCCAAGTGCCGGGAGGGAACGGACCCTCAAGGGAACCGTCCGACCACTGACACAGGACCTCTGTGCGGTAGACCCACTCGGGATCCGTTCGACGCGCGCCGTTGATCGCCCGATCTGTGATCGTGTGACCCTGCGACGGGTTCGCTTGCGAGATCCCATCCGGGTCATCGAGTGCGCAGCCAGGAGGAGCAGACCACTCGAAGATGCCAAGCGAGTCGTCATCCTCAAGCGCGTCAGCGACCTCGGTATCCTCCGGCGCCGCATCGGTCACGTCCTGCAAACCATCCGGGTCGCCGAGTGCGACGTGGGCGATCTTTCGCAGGAACCGCAACACGATCGACGCAGCATCACCAGCGTTTGATGCAGCCCAGACTTGAGCATGGGCACGAGCCAAGGTCGTCTTCGTGACCGCGCCCCACGCGTCCCATGACTGATGCTCACGCAACTCGTCCATGAGGACCAGATCACCCGAGAGGCCACGACCACCGCGACGATTCGCGGCCTGCACCTTGTACCGCTCACCGGTACTTAGTTCGAGGGACTTCTTGCCGTTCGTCCTGTTGATCTTCTCGATTTCAGCTTCGAGTTCAGGAACGTCCTGCGCGATGTCCACCGCGCCCTGCCAAACCTCTTCCGCGATGTCGAGGTTCTGTGCGGTGCCGATGACCAGCGCCGCGCCGCGCACGTACATGAAGAACAGCGCGAGGATCTGGAGAAATGTGCTCTTACCATTCTGCCTCGCGACTAGCAGGATCACCGTGCGAAAGCGGAACGTCCCATCAGGCAGGAGCTCCAGCGCATGAATCGCCAGCCACTTCTGCCAAGGCAGCAAGTCCATGCCCAGAATGTCATGGGTGAAGTCGATCAGCGCAAAGCCGATCGTCGTCCTTCGGGTCAGTTTCCGCAGTGGCGGCGTGAAGATCCGAGGCGACTCGAAGCCGAACCGCTTAGGCGGTGCGCTTGCTCGGACGGTTGGCCGAGCGGAGGAGCGCAAGCTTGCCACCGGCGCTCTCCTTCTTCTCATCCAACCGCACGCGGCCGGCAGGAGTCAGGCCCAGCGCGTCGCACGCCTTCAGGTAGGTCGGGATCGTCACGTTGTCCAACGACTTCGGCTTGCGCGGGTCATCGTCAAGGTCCTCATCGTCAGCGCCGATGCCGTCGATGGTACGAGCCAAGTGACGCAGCACCTCAACGGCTCCGGCGTCCAGCAGGCCCAGGTGAGTCGCCGCCTTGATCGAAGCCTCAGTCGCTTCAAGAACGGAATCGAAGATCTTCACGGGGCCTCCTCGCACGCGCGCGACCCCCCTAAGAGGTCGGGGGGGGACTGTTCACTACCCGAGAAATGAACCGCCGATTTTTGCGGTAGCGATTTGGTGACCCCTACATCGAATAAGTTTAGTCGTTCATCTTTCGTCACCAGTTGCGTGAGGTGACACCAATGACAGGCGTGGGTGCACTAGCGCCTCGTGTCTTGTTGCAACGCGCGTGCGCACTGCGTAGGTTGCTTGGCTCTTCTGCAAGGTGTGGGTGTGTGGAGCGTGGCTTCTCGTGGTCGACAGTGAACGAGTCGGGGTTGTCTTTGTCTGCGTCGTAGTTGATGGGCTGACCACACAGCCAGCAAGGTAGGCGCTTGGCCTTCTGGTTGGCACGGAGTAGGCGCCAGCGTCCACCGCGGCGACCTGCGTTCACGCTCATTTGGACGCACTACTTGGCGTCGATGCGGTCGCCTTGCATGTTGGGCATTGCCAGACGACGACACCAGAGGACTCGACTCGCTTAGGTGCCGGCTTGGGTGGGCATTGGCGACGATGGTGCATCTTCGTGTGGATCATGTCCGCCTGTCCAGCGCGTGATGCACGATGACCCACCCGAACGAGCCGTCATCCCGCTCGACAGGCTCCGACGTGACGCCGCACACGCAGTCGTCACCATCAACATCGTGGTCGACAAGATCATCCTCAGGCCAGACGTGGGCAGGTGACCCGTCTGTGTGCGTCCGCCATTTTGTGCCCATGTCAGCGAAGCACGGCCGTGTCTCGGGTGAGCGTGATCCTGGCGTCGAGCAGCTCGTCGATGCGTTCGCTGAACCTGCGGACGTTGGGCAGGTCGGGGGCTGCGACAGCGCGGGTCAGCATGTGGCACAGGGTGACCAGCGCTTCGTCTATCTCGGCGAGAGTGACGTCGGCGCGCCGTGTGATCGTCATGGCGTCAGCAGGTCGTCGCGTCGAACGGTCTGGCCGCGTTCAGCCTCAGCCAGACCGCGCTGGATAGACGCATCCTGGTCGAACACAGCCAGCACTTGATCGGCGGAGTCCTTGATGGCGACGTGCAACTGGACGAAGTGCCCAGGGTTGAGGCGGTTCGCGCCTTCTTTGATCTGGGTTATTGCCTCAGTGCGCGGCTGACTTAGGTCGGTCGTGGCGTCGTACTCGATGACGATGACCATGCGCTCGCTCATGGCGTCGCTGCGTCTTCTGCCGGCACTTCCGCGACGAGGCCGAGGTCTTGGGCGGCGGCGACGACTTGGCGGCGGCAACGGATGAGGACGTCTTCCATCATCTCGGGTGTGAGCCCGAGGCTGGTCTCGATCGTGATCACGACTGGTCCGACGCCCATGGCCACGCTGGTGGCTGCTGGGGTGGTGGTGTCGTCTTCGTCCATGGCCGACCTCCTGCGCTGGGAAGTGGTGCCCTCGCTGATGTCGGGTGTGCTGCCCGTGTCCGTAGGAGTTGCTGGTGGCAGGCCGGCGACAGAGCGAGGGAGACATGAGGAAAGAGCCACAGCCTGAAACAGGCAATGACTCTCCACGCGCTATCCTACGCAAACGAGGCGCTCATCCGCAAGGATCTCCGCCCAGAGCGTGTCGAGACGGTCATGATGAGCCTGTGACATCCGGGCTCGATGGCACCTCAGCACGTCGGACTCACGGAACAGCAGCGGCTTACCGTCCTCTCTGACTGGCCACAGTTGACCCCGCACTCGCCATGACTTCACCGTGAATGGCGAGATCCCGAGCAGGTCCGCAGCCTGCACGAACGTCAGCGTTCCGCGTGGTGTCGGCGTGGCCTTGAGCGCGACCGCTTGCTCCCGGACGCCTGCCAGCAATCGCGTCCAGATTGCATAGCGTCCCGGCGAGACGTGGGCGTTACATCGCTGGCACGTCACGTGCTCATCGCCGCCATACCGGACGAGCGTGACGGCATGACACTCCGGGCACTCGATGCCTTTGAGCCTTGCCGACTCCTCGCGCCATGGGGCTAGGCAGTGAGCTTGGCTCATGACCTCACCCAACTCGCCCCACAGATCCCCGATGCCAAGGCAGTCTTCGAGCCGCTCGATCTGAGCCCGCAACCACAGGCACGCCGCGTGGATCTCGAACCGCACGGGCGGGTCGCACCAGACGGACTCGCCAGCGAAGTGAGACCAGCGTGGATTGAGCTGCCGCCCTTGCGGGTTCTCAATGCCGTTGCGGGTCAGCAACGCGATCGGGCCGCGCATCCCTTGCTGGTCAGCCACCATCTCCACCCACCCGGACAGGATGTCGGTGAGGTCCGTCATGGTCGAGGCCGCCGCGATGTTCAGCGGAGTTGGTGCGCCGTAGGTCGACGCGTGGATTGCGTCGGGCTGCATCGCCTGGCTCAGGCTTGGTGTCGCGGTGATGGCCAAAAGCGCGTACTGTCCAGGCGCGTTGGTCAGCCAGTCCAGCAGCCGGGTGTGGCAGCCCTCGCAGAGCCACCCATGCTTGGCCTCGCGCGGCTCACAACCTTTGCAGGCGTCTCGATCAGGGCACTCGGTCTGATGTTTGCGGGCGGTCGTGCAGCCCCGGATGCAGTCGCTCATCTACTCGTCCTCTGTGTTGCGTGCCCAGATGGGTGTCCAGTTGGTCGCGGACAACACGTCGTCCGGTAATGGGTCGCGCTGGTAAGCCCTTGACGCGCATTGGCACCCTGAGCCCTGGTAGGACAGTGCGTTATTGCGTTCGCAACTCTGGTCGTGGACCATCACTCGCCCCTTTCGCTGCGTGGCTGCCCGATGGCGTCCAGGGCTCGGATGATGGCGCGGGCGGTGTAGTCCGCGAGCAACCACAGCAGGCGCTTCATGGCTTGCCCTCCAGTGCGGCACGGAGGTCGTCCAAGATCGCTTTACAGCGCCACGCATATGGCCCATCTGGCAGTGCGACATAGAGGATGCCCAATGGACGCACCAGCGCCTTGACGCGTTCGATGGTGGCCAGCGCCCGAGCGCGTTGCCCCTCCACCATCGCCAGGTACTCGTCGTCTTCGTCGCTCTGCTTGCTCATGGCGTCTTCCCTTCGAGTGCCTTGCGGATGGCGGCAACGAGGAGGTACCCGTCGCGGGTGGCGACGCCGATGTTGCTGTCACACAGCACGTAGACCCTCGCCAGTGCCGCCTCAGCCTTCTCTGCCCTGTGCTGGTATCTCGCCGCCAACTTGGACGCCGCGATCAGGGACTTGATGCCATCAGCCTTCTCGCGCTCGAGTTGGGTTGAGGCCATGAGCGCGTCGAACTCGGTGCTCACGACGCGCCTGCCGTCAGGTGCTTGATGAAGATGTCCACCCGGGCTCGCTCGGAGTCGTAGTCCTTGCGCAGCTCGCGCGCATCGTGGCCGCCTCGATAGTGGTCGAGGAGCGCATCGAGCAGCGCCTTGGCCACGTCGTCAGGGATGCGAAGCCCGGGAGGCGTTTGGGTGGCCGGTTCCAAGGTCCGCCAGATCGGGAACGTGTCCACGGTTCCCAGATCCATCAGCACGTCGATCCGGTCTCCATTGCGGCGGATGACGTTGACCGCGATCCCTTGGCCGATGAAGTCAGTCTCGATGTGCGCCTCGGTGCTCACGACGCCACCGCCTTGGTGAGCGCTGCACGGATCGCGGAGACGGGCACAAGACCTTGACCCTCAGACTCGGCGCCGAGCACGAGATCCCAGACCCGGTCGAGGGACTGTGTACCAGCGAACTCACGCTCATGGGGACGAGTGCTGCACGGCCCGGAAGCGTTGCAAGCGATTTCGTGACCATCGGTAGGGACGTCGTGGATGCTGTCTTCGGCGC